AGCTTGAACTGTGGCATTACGGACTTACCTGCTGAATCGTGATGCCGTTGCCCAGGTCGACGACGGGCGCCGACGACTGCTGAGGTGTTCCGGCCAGAAGCTTGTCGCGGGTCGCCTGCAAACCTTGGACCGCCTGCTGCGCCCACCGGATCGTGGTCGGGTCCTTGGTTCCGTTCGCCATCGAAATGATGTCGTTGGCGAAGCGATCAAGCTTGTTCGCCGCCGTCTTGGGATCGTCTCCGATGGCGGGCACATAGGCTTGAACCTTGCGTTTGAGCTCGTCCGCATTGAGATTGGCGCCAGAGGCCACGTAAAGGACGTTTCCGATCGCCGACGTCATGGCGTCCTGCGCCTGCTTATAGGCCGGGTCCTGCAAGAGTCGGCCAACCGAGCCGAACTTCTGCAGCACCTGGTCCTTGGTATTGACCAAGGCCGGGAACCCGGTAACAACGCGCTGCAAATCAGGGATGGCGCTCTGCACGAGCATAGTGGTCCGCGCCTGCGACTCGTTGAACGGCGCGGTGCCCGGAATAATGCCCGGGCCAAGCGCAGTTGGTCCGGGACCAGCCACGGACTGGAAGTTGCCCTGCGGTGCCGATGACATGGAGCCGAGCGGCGCAACGTCCGACCCCTGCGGCGCGCCCGGCGCGGGAGAGGGCATCGGACCAGCCGCCGGGGGAATCTGTTGAGGCGGCGCGCCCTGAGCGGTCGCATTTGGCCCCCACGAGGCCGGAATATTGGGCTGCATCATGCCCTGCGGCGTCATCGTCGGCGTTGTCACGATGGACCATGCCGCCTGATATTTTGGGTCTCGCTTCAAGGCCGGATCGGCGCCAGGCGAATTGGCGGCCATGACGGTATTCCAGGCCTGCGACTTGATGTCGTTGCCCGCAAAACCGGGCCCGGGGCTTGAGACCGTATTGCCGCGACCGTCGATGACGCTGGAGCCGTTCGGAACGACGGTCTGCTTGTTGAGCAGGTTGAAGATGTCGGAGCCGGAGATCGCGCCCGCCTCGATTGCATCCGCATACTGACCGTAGCCATTGGCGCGGGCCCAATCGGCCGTCGCCTTGCGCTGCTGAGCCTGCAAGTCCAGCGCGTTCTGCTGCAGTTTGCGGTTGTAGTCGGCGGTTTCGCCCTGCCCGGCTCCTTCGAGCCCGGCGCCGATGGCGCGGCCAAGATCGGGACCACCGCCGGCCAACCCAGCACCGAGCCCGAGCAGCGTCGAGCGGTTCTGGTCGATCCAGTCGAGCAGCGGATTGCCGCCTGTCTTATAGCCGAGCAGCGAGGCAAAGCCGGTCATGCTGTGCTCCTACAGAAGGGAGGCGAGGCCGATGCCGCCGCCCAAAAGTGCCTGCCACAATGGCGTGCCCGGCTGCGTCTGCGTCGTGGTTGTACCGCCGGCTCCCGCGTTGCCATTGGCGATCGCCGTCAGCTTGGCGAGGAAGTCGGTCGGGCCATTCGCCTGCGCCTGTGTCGCAGCATCCTGCGAGGCGCCCACCGACTGCTGTACCGAGGACGGCAACTGCGCGGACTGGAATAGCGACGGCAGAAGACTTGCCGCCTGCTGCTGGCGCTGAATATCGTTCTGGTAATTGGCGTAGTCGAGCCCGGCAATGGCATTCGTCACACCCGTCCCTGCCGCTCGCTGGTTGCTGTCGGACCCGAACAGGCCGGAGTTGTTGAAAGCCGAGTTTGTGGATTGCAGCGCGTCGTTGATCGCGTTCTGCCGGAGCGTTGCATAACCGGGATCGTTGGTGCCGAAATCGTTGCCCGCCGCGGTATTGCCGAAGCTCTTGATCGCGGAATCGACCGACGACGCATAAAGCGGATTGCCGGCTGCTGCCAATGACGCGGACTGCCCTCCGGTGGTGTTGCTGCCCGGCGCGGTATAAAGCGACTTCCCGGGCGCGTATTCGGAGTTGATGCCCTTGGCGAGGGCCGAAACCGTGGCCTGCACGTCCGGATTTGTCGGCGCACTCGTGCTCTGGCTCGTCTGTGTCGTCTGACCCATCAGAGTGCCTTTCTCAGTCCATTTTGGAGGCCGGCGAGCGGCTCGTAGTCGGGCAGAACGCGATGCCAATTCCGGCCCGCCAGGCGCAATTCGCAGCAACCGCTTTGCTTGCAGATGCGTTCGAGCCGGCGGATATGCCCGCGTACGACCTTCAGCCAGCGTTTCGGTCTAAGGTTGATCGCGCCCTTGAGCGTGTAGATGCCGACAATCATGTCGTCGCCGTCGCCATAGACCTCGAGCACGACTTCGACGCGGCCATAAGGACGGTCGATGACGAAGGGGTAAAGCGTTGGTTCTGCCATCAGAGCGTCGGCAGTTGCGTCCCGACGACGGAGATATTGCCGGTGGAGTTGATGACCCGCAGCTTCGATCCCTTGGGGATCGGATAGACCATCGTGAACTTGTAGGACTTGTGCGCGGTCATCGCCTGCGCATTCCAGACCGTGCCGTCGTCATCACCGAGCGGATAAGTGTTCGTACCATCATAGATGCCGACCGAGAGGCTGGCCGTGCCGCCTGAGAGCTCGTTCACCTCGAAACTCGGGACCATGATGCTCTGCTTGGAGGCATCGATCACGTCGGTCGTCGCGCCGCCGGTCACCAGCGCGAGGAACGGCGTCGGGTGAAGCGCAAAGACGAACGGGCTGCTCATGGCGCGTCGCTATTGCTCTGCACGTTGTCGATGCCGTTGCTGTAGGTCCAGGTCGCGCCAGCCGAGATCGTCTCACGGAAAGCGAAGTATCTTCCCCGGTCATCAAGATCGACCGTGCCGTCGTCCCAGCGGGCTTTGCCGGTGCTGTAGCTCAGCGCGCTCGACAGGCTGTCCGTGGTGCCGATGGAAAGCAGCGAGCCCGATGCATCCGAGATCGGCGTGGCCCGGTTGAACCGCTGACTGCCGCCGGCCGACAGGATGCAACTGCGGATATCCGCAGCGAGCGGCGTTCCAGTGAAGCGCGAAATCTTGAGGTCGCTGCCGAGCGAACCGAAGGCCGGCGAACCGCCTTGATAATCGAGACTATCGATCGCAACGTCGAGATCGTCCACGAAACCAGTCAGGTCGTCGATGGTCACGGCGGGAGTGGCGAGGCGAAGCAGCGCCGACGTTGAGACGGAGACCGTCACGAATTCCCGGATGATCCAGTGGTAACCAAGCAGCAGCGAAGAATTGAGCCGGAACCACGTCATTTTGCGACTCGGATCGACCGCCGTCTGGATCGTCCCGAGGTCCGATGCAGCGACTTGACCGGCCAACCAGGTGTTGACCTTCTGGTCGCCGATCGGGATTGGATTGCCGCCGGCCGAATACTCATAAAGGCCGCCGCCATTGGCGACAAAATGCGCGGTGCCATTGAATGCCGCAATCGCCCTGTCCGATGCAGCCCCAAGTCCGTCCGCGGCTTTCGTGATGGTGTAGAGCGCGCCGGTCGGAGCGGCGCCGAACTGCACGAGGCGCACGGCGCTCTCCTGGAAGATCACCCCGAGCCCGTTCCTGAGGTCGCGCATCCCGATCAGCGCGCCGCCGTCCTCGAAGGTCTTGCCGTCGGCGCCCTGCGTCGTCCAGTTGGCATGATTGCCCTGAGCCGATGATTCCATGCGCCGGTTGTTGCTGTCGCAGTCGAGTGCGAACACCACGTTGTTGCAGACGCAGAGCGATCGAACTGCGGTTGGGGCGCCTCCGCCCACTGCATCATTGGTGCCACCGGCTTCGTAGTCGTACGCCTTGAACCCGTCCGCGGTATCGGTGTTGAGCAACTTGGTGCCGAACAGGGCGAACGACACGTCATCGCCCGACGTCACCGCCCGGCCGGTTTCAATGTCGTCCCAATCGTAGGAGCTGTTCAACACCCGGATTTTGGCGGCAGTGGCGAAGTAATCCTGCCAGCCGCCATCGGTTCGCTGAATGGCGATGCCGCCGCGTGGATCGTCACCGAGCGAGACAGCGCCGCTCGGCGTCACGCCGCTGTTCATCGGCCCATAGCCACCCGTCTGCGGCAGCACGCCGTCTGCGGTCTGTGCGAACCCGGTATCCGGACCGCCGGCATCCGGGCGCCATGGTCCCCAATTGATCACGGCGTCGAGCCCGGAATGCGCACCGTGGCCCGTGCCATCTGCGCTACCGTCGACTGAATGCCGAGGTCGTTGAGGTCCTGCAGAGCGGCACTGCGCAAGAGCTGCGCCTGATCGAGCGCCTTGAGGCGGGCATTCGCGTAGCTCAGGCACATCTTCAGGTAGGATTGCGGTGCGTTAAGGATGAGCCAGTTCGTGGTATTGGAGCCGGAGAGCCCGGTTAACGTGCCCTCGTAGTCGAAGGTCGCGCTATCGTCGCCCGTGATATCGAGCTCGATGGTCGTGCCGGTGATCGCGTATTTCGAGGGAATGCCGGTGGCGTAGATGCGACGCGCACGGATCAGCCCGATGTCGGCTTCGTCGAGCGGACCATACGTCG